GAGATCCAGTTTTAAAGTTTGGCCAACTGTCAAAGCTGGATCTCCAGGCACCGATATCTTTATTCTAATATAATTGGTCAACGACAATTGTGCCGTTCTATGGGGTATATAAGTTTCAGCAAATATATCGGCAGCTGTTGCTGATCCTTCTACCGTACCACCTTCAACCTCTTCATCTTCAGGATCACGACCATTATTTTCTATGTATTCTACAATTTTTTGATTAAAATTTGAGAATGTTAATTTATAAACAGCTCTCGATGTATCTGTTAAACTGTCACCATATCGATTCGAATAATCATTGACAATAGGTGCTCTGTTCAAAGATTTTGATTTTTTGTCATATGATTTATAATCAAACTCTGTTGTTTTTAATCTTCGTGTTAATACATCAATCGACAACAAATGATTTGCAAATATTCCCGAATTAATTCCGTGTAATGTATCGAATGAATTCAATATCTCGTATGTGGTAACATTATATACATTACTGTGCATATTCTTCTCATCGGTATTTTTTGGATTATAACTGTAATTATAATATGGTGGTTGTGTCATCAACTTTTGTAACGACTTAAAATTGAAACCATATTTGTTTTCAAAAAACACCATGTCAGCACCAGGTACACCTGAAGATGGTCGAGCATAGTTTGACATCCAATTGATTGCATCAAATGGTTTGATTGTTGGTATATTGAAATCATATACACCATATGTTTCATCTATTTCCATTTTATCATCAGGTATACCCAATTCATTACTCAATATGTCATATACATTTTCAGATATGGTAGATTGTGGATATGATTTACAAATCTTATATTGTTCAGACAATAACATTTCTTCTGAACAAAAATATAAACAATACGATTCAGTATACATATTGTTTTCAAGTTTTCTTTTATCAACTTTGTATACACGGAATGTTTTATCAACTTCCGCCACACCATTTACTTTAGCAAAAGTCATTCTCAGAAATTCTGTACCATTCATACTCAACAACTCAATATAACCCATAGAATCTGCAACCATCACATATCCTGAAGCAGTATTGTTGAATATATCTTCGTGATACGATAGTTCAACCATGATATTCTTCAAGTCCATGTTTTGCACGGAATTGACCAACATCAAATTGACTAGAGCATAGTCCTTAGGATATAGAATACCTGCCATGGTTTATTGACTCATCAACTCTTTAAATTGGTTTTCTATTTGTGAGGCATAGATATTGTTGACCAAATATATTTTTCTTTTTCTTTCATTTAGTTCAACCTCATAATCATAGATACTCAAAGCTTTTATCGATATAATTCTTTGAACAACAGTACCGTTTGCAAAATTTTGTGTTATTGTTTCTGGTGTCAATGAATCATATTCTTCTTTATCGATAATCATTGTTCTAGAAGTCCTACCACCTTCACTATTGTTTGTGCCAAATATTTTTTGATAATGCTTTACTGTTTGTTGAGCATATGATATAACGCTTGGTACTTCGGCTTCTTCTGCTTCGGCAGCATACTTATCTTCAATATATATTTTTAACTGTTGTGATGTAAGAGGCCATTGCCATTGTGGATCAATAATTTGATTGGCATACAATACTAACCAATGCCTATTCACATCTCCGTAATATTTACTGGCCACAATCTCTGGTGTATCACCTTCTTGTATATCATAAGAATAAAATAATAAAGGATTGGTTAAAAGTGACGGAATGAACGTTGTTCTGGCCATTAAATTTGTGGCCAATACCGCATTGTTCTTGTAGTCACTCGATGCTACTTTTGGAAAATTTTCAAAATATAACATTAACGTAAACCTCCTTCGACACCGTAATAACCCTTTTGTATCTTGAGTTTGTCGAGTATCTCTGTTTCTTTAAATGTCATGGTTAGTGTGGTTTGTATTGGCGCACCGTCATCGTAAGCTGCCCAACCATTTGGTGCAAAATTAATATCAATGTCTGTTAATACACAATTTCCATATTTTGGTAGAAATGGATTTTCTTTACCATCAATCATAAACTCAACATTAAAGATTGATGGCGGCACCAAATACATTGAATCTGAAGAAACTTCTTTTGCGGAGATTAATGTTGGTGCAAAGTGATACTTGAATAGATTAACAATATAGTTTACTTCATTTGCTTCACCTTGTGAATTTGGTGTGAACACAAATGACAATTGAAAACTTCTTAGACCAATACCACGATAGATCATTTGTAACTGTGGATTGATTGCATATCCTTGGCCCTTTAACATAACATCTTCTAAAGCACCACCATTAACACCAGGAATACGACCAAGAACACCTTTAGTGATTAAAGATATGGCAGCAGGATCAGTAGATACAATGTTACCTACTTGTTTTAGGCCACTCATAATGCCAGATACACCGCCACCAGCACTATTGTATGCATCCATAACTGAACCACCAATTTGAGACCGTCTTTGAGCTAATTGGTCAAGTGTTCTGAGTGTGTTGATTGAAGAACCTAAATCTGTTAATCTTAATTCATCGTATGTTGAATTATATTGTGCATTGACTGTATCTGGCATATACAAAGATACAAATGCTTTAGGTTTAGTCCGTGTAGGAGTTACTTTTAATCCTTTTGTTATAACTTCTGAGAAAAATCCACCGCCACCAGATTCCTCGGTCAATTCATAAAGACCTGTGCTAGATTCTGTCCATGTGCTTTGTTCACCACTCATTGATTCTATTTCACCCACTAGGCCACCAAATCCAGGTAAACCAACAGATTCACCTTCAATCAATTCTTCATTCAAAGGAACTTGGCCACCACCAGCGTAATGTGCTGGTATGATTTCTGATATAGAAAACTGAACGTAATGAGATTTTGATGGACTTGTTGCTAAATCTGAAGGATACTTATATGTTTGAACTCCAAGACCTCCATACAGCAAAGCTAGTGGACTATTTGGGTTAAATAGACCTGATGGTATCGATACACCAGCTATAGATGTTGGAATGGATAAGATAGCCATTGATTCCTCTAAAAAAAGTTATACATATTATTTATGGCATATTCTGGACGATTTACACCTAAAAACCCCCAAAAGTATGTTGGGGATGCAAATAACATCATTTACAGGTCCTCATGGGAATGTAAGGTAATGTCTTGGCTTGATAGAAACGATAACATTGTTTCTTGGGCTTCTGAAGAACTTATTATTCCTTATATATCTCCCGTAGACGGTAGAAGGCACCGTTACTTTCCTGATTTTCTGGTCAAAGTTAAAACCCGTGATGGTTTAGTAAAAACTATGATATTAGAAGTGAAGCCAAAGAAGCAAACTGAGAAACCAGAACAAAGAAAAAGAATCACCAAACAATACATTAATGAGGTAGCCACTTGGGGAGTTAACCAAGCCAAATGGAAGGCCGCAACTGAGTTCTGCCTGGATCGTGGTTGGGAGTTCAAGATTCTAACTGAAGATCATCTGGGAATCAACTAAATAATCAAATGGCGTCTAAACTTACAACACTCGCAAAACAAAAATCGGCTGATGAAATTCAAACGATGTCGAAAGACTCGTTAAAATGGTTAAAATCTAAAATTTCTGATTTAGGAAATCCAGCAACCATACGATCAACCATCAACCGTGAAGATTTTAGACAAAAGAATAACTTTGGTCTAGGTGGACTATACTTTTTTTATTATAGTCCAATCGGTAAAAAAGATTTGCCTTATTATGATAAATTCCCTTTGGTATTGGTATTAGAGAAGTATTCAGATGGTATTTTAGGATTAAACCTACATTACCTACCATTACAGTATAGACTGGCATTTTTGGGAAAACTGATGGATTTCGCTGTCCTTGATAGGAAAGACGATATTAAGAAGATGAGAGTCACCTATGAGATTCTTGGCGCCTCCAAGCGGTTTAAAGAGTTTCGGCCATGTCTTAAAAAGTATTTGTATGGTCAAATCCAGTCAAAATTACTTGCCATACAGCCAAATGAATGGGACGTTGCGGCATATTTGCCTATTCATATGTTTGCCAAAGCACAGCCAGCCACAGTCTGGCAAGAATCACTGGACGAAATAAGGAAATAAGGAAAGTTTAAATGGCAATTTTCGATAACCTATTTGGCAATATTGGCCTTTTTGGTAACGAACCAGGCACTAGTGGTAGTATTAACGATTTCAAATCAAGTTTTGTTACTGACGTTGCAAGACCAAACAAATTTGATGTGGAGATACCTGTACCTATCACATTGATACCTTTTAGAGGTATGTCAAGAATATTAAAGATGCGCTGTGAGAACGCAGAATTGCCAAGTAGAACATTTGCTACAGCAGATAGAAAAATAGGTTCTAATCCCGTTGAAAAGTTTCCGTATCAACCAACATACAATGATGTAGCGTTAACATTCATTGTTGGTGATGATATGAATGAAAGAATATTCTTTGACACATGGCAAGAATTTATAAACCCAACCTATTCGTTTAACTTTACATATAAAACTGATTATGTTTCAAACATCACAATTAATCAGTATGATGTAGAGAATGATAAAAGTTATTCTGTAACATTGATAGATGCTTATCCAGTTTCAGTCAATCAATTAGATTTAGATTGGTCGGCTGATGGACACCACAAACTAACCGTTGTGTTTGCCTATTCGTATTGGATGAATAACTCTGTTCAAGCATTAGGCACATCATTATTGTTAAGTGTTATATCTAGAATCACTGCTGCTTTAGGTGGCATTGGTTCATTAGGCACTTTTGGTGATGAAGCAGATTTAGATAATCCTTTTACAACAATTGGAAATGACAACACAGGTAGAAGTGGTTATGATGGTTACGATGATTCTGGATCCTCATGGTTTGGTGGTTCAGATGATTTAGTGGAAGAACCTTTTCCTTTAGAGTATGAATCAGGCCAAGATTATTATGAAGAAAGTGGTCCGTTTCAATATTCAGAATGGGACGGTTATTAATAATTTTTAAGGAGTGATAATAAAATGGCTTTACCAAAAATTGATTCGCCTGTATATGAAGTAGATTTACCGTTATCAAAGAAACACATTCGATTCAGACCGTTTCTTGTAAAAGAACAAAGAAACCTAATGATGGCGATGGAGTCGGATGATAAAGAAACAATTGAAAAGAATATTCGGCAAGTTTTACATAATTGCACATTGACACCAAACGTTGATATTGATTCATTACCAATTATTGACGTTGAGTTTTATTTTATTAATCTCAGAGCACGATCAGTTGGTGAAGTAATTGAAACCAAATATCGTTGTGAGAATGAAGTTAATGAAAAACCTTGTGGTAATTTAATGGATACATCTATTAATCTTTTAGATATTAAGGTTGAATACAAAGAAGATGCCAAAGATATTATTCAATTAACTGATGCGATTGCAATCAAGTTGAAATATCCAGAATTTTCTTTGTTAGAAAGAGCAACAAAATTTAATAGTGCCACCGATATGGCATTTCAAATGATTGTTGAGAGTATCGAATATATCTTTGACGGTGAACAATATTACTATGCCAAAGAGACCGATCCAACAGAAATGATTGAGTTTGTCGAATCTCTGAATCAAGATCAGTTTGCAAAAATAGAAAACTTTTTTAATAACTTACCAACAATGAATAAAGTTATTAAAACTACTTGTAGTAAGTGTGGTTATAACCACACGATAGAGGTGGAAGGGTTAGACAATTTTTTCGGTTAACATTTCGTCATGACAATTTAAGAAATTATTATAAAACAAACTTTTCTTTGATGCAACATCACAAGTATAGTTTAACTGAACTTGAAAATATGATACCTTGGGAACGTGATATCTACGTTAATATGCTTATACAATTTATTGAAGAAGAAAACGAAAAGATAAAACAAAGACAAGGTAAATGATAAGCAATTACGAAAGAGCAGCTGCCACAAGAAAACGAGGTGTCTTAGGTACAATTACCAATAGACTAACCTCAGGCCAAGGTGTTGGTCAATCGATTGGTGGTGGTATATCAGAATCTTTTAAAGCCAGAACAACTGGTCTAAAAGAGAAATTTGACCCGTTAAACATAGCAAAAATGTTTACGGGTAATCTTGGTGTTGGTCTATTGGGTAAAATTACTGGTAGAAGTCCTGAAGATATGCAATACTTTGCAAACAAAGGACGAAAAAAAGGTGATAAAGAATATTCTATTACTCGGCCACAAGAAACAAAGGTCGGTAATGTTGAAACTGCTTTCTATACCAATATCAGAGAAGGTCAAAGAAGTTCTCTACAAAAAGGCGACAATGTTGCAACCGTGGCAGCCAAATTGGCCAATACAATAAAATTCTTTTATGAGAAAGAAAATCTCAATAGAGAATTAGAACACAACTTTGAAGAAGAAATAGAATCCGAAGATCAAAGACGCCACGATAATTTAATTGCTGAAATTAAAAAATTAAAAGATAAAAAGCCCACAAAGATTGATATCGATAAAACTAAAAAAGATTTAAATATTGAACAACCTACTGTAACCACACCACCAACACCAAAGCCAGCAGAACCTAAAACAGAAGCCGCTGTTGTTACTGCCGCAGTTGTAGCTGCACCAGTTGCAGCTCGTGTTATCACTAAAGCTAAAGAAATTCCAGCTGTATCATCTGCCATTAGTAAAGCCAAAGAAATTGTTAAACCTACAACAGTTACACCCAAAGTAACAAAAGAAACACCATCTATACCAACAGAAATTAAACCACAAGCACCAGTAGCAACAAAAGTTCCAACACCTTCCGCAGGAGGTGCTGCAGCAATTGGTGGTACAGCTGCAGTGATCGCCGGTATCGGAACAGCATTGGCTGAAGTTGGTATAACCAATGAATATGCACAGAAAGCCATTTTAGGCAACGTCAGTAAAGAATCTGGTTTCGGTGCAAAGTATGAAACTGGTTACGGTAAAACTTCAAACGATAGAATTCGTAAAATATTTGGCAGTAGAGTTGCAAACCTATCTGATGAACAGTTAAATGAAATCAAAAAAGATGATTCTAAATTCTTTGAAACAGTTTATGGTTATCAAACTGAAAAAGGCCAAGAATTAGGTAATAAAGAACCTGGTGACGGATTCAAATATCGTGGCCGTGGTTTAATTATGTTGACAGGTAAAGATAATTACAAAAGAATTGGTAAACAAATTGGTGTTGATTTAGTTTCCAATCCAGACTTAGTGTTTGATTCAAAAATAGGACCAAAAGTTGTTGCTGCCTTTGTTAAGAACAAATTAGGTGATAAAGTAAACTCATTTAAGAGTCAGTCTGAGGCCAATAAAGAAGTCACTAAGGCCGTGGTTGGTGCTAGTGTTGATTTGACAAAGGGTTTTGGTGCTGAACAGATGGCCAAAGTTGAAGCGT